TCCCCTTGTAATGACCCCGTTGTATTAATTTCTTTAACTTGTCCGTTTGTTGTTACAAATCCCTCTTGATTGGCGTTTATTGTTTCTGTTACAACTCCTAATGTAACGGCAGAGTTTAAAGAAGAATCAGCTTGTGCTAATACTACTGAAAGTCTTTGTCCTGTTGCTCCTACAACTTTTACAACTTGATAATTAACCTCTAATAAATTTATTAGTGGAGAAGTTTTATTTACTACCATCGCTACTTGTTCTTGTCCTAATTGTAGTGTAACATTTCCTCCTTTAAGCCCTAAATCAACTGTTCCATCTGTGTTATTCCAACGCATTTTTCCTACGCCCGCAGTTCCTGTTGGCGTTTGGTCAAATTCTAATTGTCCTACTTTAAGTTGATATTCCCCTAAGTCTGCATTTTGTGTTGCTCCTGTGTAGGGTACAAATCCTGATACATCGGGAATAATTGGTTTGTTTAATATCTGCGCATCTCCACTTGTAGCACTCCAATCTGCATTTACATTTACTTCTGCTCCTGCTTCTATTCCAGCTAATTTACTTTTTTCAGATGTTGTGTAGTCTTCTGTGGAAAGTTGTTTTCCCACCACCTTGTCTACTTTATCATCTAATAAACTGTCAACTTCTGTTTCTGTGTAATATCTTCCGTCGTGTGTGTGAAGTGTTGTATCTGTTCCGTCTGTTAAGTCTGTTACGTTTGTGTCAGATATATTGTTTACTTCTGCGCCCGCTTCAATTCCATCAAGCTTAGTTTTTAAAGCGTCTGTAAAATTGTTGTCTGTTTGTAAATCTGCACTAACTACGGGATTGAGAGGGTTTGTTACATCAACTGTCACTCTATCTCCCGCCACAACACTTTGTATTCCGCTGTCTACTGGAATGTCTGACATTCTTGCAAACGGGTCAGCATCATTATTTGTAAAATCGGTTAGGTCGTAGTCTGCGGGATTGAATGTAGGAACGTCTGATAATGTTATATATCCAGCATCATTCAACAAAGAAGAAATAGCGTCATTTGCTTGTAAGGCTGAATTTATTAATGCTTGTAATGCAGAAGAAACTTGTAAATTTTTTGATGTTGAAGTTCCTGTAATTTCTACACTACCATCTGCACTTAATAAACTTGTAATTCCAGAACCTCCGCTTCCACCTCCTTGTAAATCTTTAAGAGGAACAGCTTGTCCTGATATTGTTGTAATGTAAGTTTCAACTACATTAGAGGACGGCTTCTTTACAAAGAAAACAGAATCAGGCTCTGTTGCATAAAGTATGTTGTCAACCTTATATAGTTTTATTTCTTTTTTCATACTACCACATTACATTTTCCCAGTTCATAGTTGCATTTAAAATAATGCTTTCTTCTTTTTTACTTATTCTATTGAACTCGTGTATTAATTGCGCAAATCTGTCTGTTGGTTTTATTTTGCAATTCATTCCTTCTAATTCTCCTGCGAGTTTTTTGTTAATGAATTGTTCTAATTCGCAAACGTCTTTTTCTAATATAGAAAGATAGAGGAGACTGTTCTTCACCTCTTGCATATCGGGTTCTTTTGAAACTCTGAAATGATTAAACATAAACATATTTTGAAAATTGTATTCAATAGTTTCTTCAAACTCTTTTATATATTTATGCTTGTTTAATATTTCTAAACTGTATTGTGACATTAATCATAAACTTTAATGTTTATAAAACTGTTTGTTCCTGTCGTTAAGAATATCTCGTTTTGTGTTGGATTAAACGCTAAGTTTGGCGTACCAACAGTAGAACCAGTATCTATAATTACCTTAGATAAATTTGGAAAAGCTCCTATACTTTGTATTCTTGATGTTCCAGAACTAGCAGAAGAAAAAACAACAGGATTGTCAAAAGTGTTTACAAAAACCACTGTTGGCTGCACTCCTTGTCCCTCTCCTCTAAAATAATATTCTTTATAAGGTATAGCAGACTGAGTTGCTTGAGAAAGATTTGTTACACTCTCAGTTACATTTTCAATACTACTATCTATTTCAGAAAATCTATTATTGAGTCTATTAAAAAACTCTTTTAATTTATTTATTAAATCAAAGTAATTTAAGTTTTTTACTAATTTTTCAAAAGTGTAATTTGTATATTTTTCCATTAGAAACAGTTGTTACAATTTGCGTATTTGTTTTTTATTCTTACGGCTTCATCAAAGCCTTTTTTACTCTCAACAATGTCTCCTTTTTTAATACTGATTTTAGCATATTTTAATGCTAATTCTGCTTTTTCTAATTCTTCTATTACAGACTTTTTAGTGTCAAAAGGAATACCTGCTTTTACATATATCTTATCAAGTTCTAAACGTAGAGAAGTATCTTTTAAAAACAGTCTTTTCTTATCTAAGTTTTCAAAGCTCGATAATAAACAAAATTCCCAAACACCATCGGGAAGTTCTATAAGATTTTGCTCATCACAAGTGTCGATTAAACAGCTTAATCCTAAGTTTAAGCTGTTCAACACTGTTATTGATTTTTTCTTAAAATTCAAGTTTATTGACTTTTTTGCGCCAGGCGGTGTAACCTTTAAATAAGCTGGCTGATTTTCAGCTACTCCCCAAACAGAAGAATCTAATACGACAATTCTTTTGGGGTCTTCAAAATCAGTAAGTAGAAAATCTATATTAACTGTCATTTTAATATTGAATTATTATTTCATTAGATTTTGCTGTATCAGAGCCACTTGTAACTACTACATAATAAGACCAACCTATCATTTCTTCATTATAATTTATTGAAAGTGTTGCTGTCTGCGCTCCTGAAAATGTAGCATTATTCACTACTTGTAAATCAGAATCAATACCGTCGCTATAAAACCACTGATAAGTTAAGTTAGCCCCAGTTGCATTTACAGATATATTAACAACATCTCCAATTTCGCCAAACACATCTTCAATAGGATTTACTATGTCAACTATATCGTTAACTTCTAACAGTACAGTTTGGGTATCTACATCTTGACATTCTCCTAAAGAAGTTATCTCAGCATAATATACATTTCCATCTAATGCCGATGTTACGTTGTTTATAAATAAGTTTCTTGAGGTTGCTCCTGAATATTGCGCGCCATTTGTAACATTAGTGAAGTTAAATCCACCATCTGTTGAAACTTTCCACTGAATAGAACTGTAATTTTCAACACCTACACCAAAATGAGCCGTAGAACCTTCTACTTTTGAAGTGTTTTTAGGTTGGGATGTGATGTTTATTTCAGGTTGAACAACTACTTTTATATATTTTCTTCCGCAAAATCCATTATTCAATCCATCTCCGTCTATAACATCTACGATTAAATAAGCCTCTCCTGCTGATTGAGGTATTATATAAAAATCTTCTATTGTAAAAATATTTTCATCAGAGGATTTAAAAGATGTTTGTGCTGTACCAATAGATATTGCATTGCTTACATTATTTTGACATATTGTTAGTGTTGACCCTGGTAAGTATTCATCTAAATTTACTGTTATTTCGTGAGGCATTTCCCACTCTGTAAAAACTGAAAAATTAATAGGTGGTGAAAGTTGTGTGTCTTTTACTACTACAACTTCTCTTATGAGTGAATCAATTCCTGTAATTAAATTGTGATTAACCACTTCAATGTGATTGTCATCTACAATTGTAAAACTTTGAACAGATTCTCCGTCAACTAATACGTCTGTAACTCCTAAGAAGTTTTCCCCTTCTATTGTAAATTCATCTCCACTTTCTGCACAAACTAATACTCCAATATCCAACCTCTTAATTAAAGGAGCTGATACAAACGGAGAAAGTGCGTTTCTCATTTGACAAATAGCTTCTATTTTATTTGGTAGGTCAAACCACTCCATGTCAATGTAAGGGGTTTGAACGTTTAATAACGTTTGTTGTTTTTGTCTAAGAAAATCAAAAAGTTCTTGTGCGCTGTTAGGCATGTCAAAATATTGAATATTTGAGAACTTTTCAAATTCTTGTTCAGTCATTAAGGATTTAAGTGGTGTTACTACATCCTCAACAACTTTATTTTTTAAGTTATACCACATAAGTTTACAATTCATTTATTTAAATATTTTTTTGTAGTGGTCTACGTGTTTTTTTCTGTCGGCGTACCCATTAGCATCGCCTATTGTGTTTGTTTTTCGCCCGATGTTTATAACGTCTGCTACTCCATCAGTATCATCTCTATCAGCCCATCTGTTTAAATTATTTGTGTGCCAAAACCATGCGGCAGATAATATTGCATTTGCTTCTTGGTTTATAATATCTGGGTTTGATATAAAATCTATTTTAGTATCTCTCGATAAAGCTTCGTAATTATTTCTGAATGTTAGTCCCATAAAACCTCCTGCTCGGAAATTCCACCCATCATTGGTGTTTTCTCCTCCATTACCCATTCTGTTTCCATAAACAAAGTTGGCTATTTTTATGGGGTTTCCTACTATTTCTCTAACTTTCTGTTTTTCTTGCTCGCTTAAAAAACCGTCTCTATTTCTGTCGAGTCGTCTCTTAAATACTTCTATTAGTCTTTTTGCGGAATAATTCATATTCTCTCTAACTAATTCTAAGCGACTTTCGTGAAAACAATTTCCCCAAAAATGTGCAAGCCTTAAAGGAGTGTTAATTCCGTATCTGTTAAGTAGTGTTCTATACTTTCTAGTAAGAACCTCCGCTCTGGTTAAACTCATTAGTTTGGTTATTTTGGTTTTTAGCTTTTACTATATCAACATATTTGTTTGCTACGTTTACTCCTGAGAATGCTCCTGTTAAAATCATAAAGGAGTCAAAGATTTCCATAGCAATTCTGTTGTCGTATATCCGCATAGTCCAACTAAGATATGTGTTAGTGCCCCCTAATATAATTGAAATAACAAAGCATACAAAAAATGAAAGTGCTTGTTTATCAAAATTCCCGTTCGGTTTTATTAAGGTGTCTCTTAGTATTTTAAGCATGGACTACAAATTTGAAAAACGCTCCTAAAGCACCAGATAAAACAATAAGAGTGAAGATTAGATTAAAGTATAAACTGTGTTTTTTTACTTCTTGCTCCACTTTTTCTTGCCGTGACAGATACCCTGAGTTTGCGTTAAGGGGATTATCTATTAAGGCGTGGTGGATTTGATTAATCTTATTCTCCATGTCTCTTTTTCTTATATCCTCATCTTCAGCGTTTTTTTTGATTTTTTCTATATGGTGTTCTATTCTCTCTATGCGCGAACGCAATTCATAACTAGCTTGTTCTTCCATGTAACACTGAAAATTTAGAAGCATTGAGGGAGCTTATTCTCAAAACTCCCTCTGCCTCTATTGTACTCTATTTATTGTTAGTTAGCTGTTGGATTAACTCCGTCAACACCTGCCTTAGCAGCTAATTTGTTCAACAATGTTTCAATAGCATCGTGATAACCAAATTCAACTACAATAATCTCAGTGTGAGCCATATTTGAAGAAGACCCCATTCCTTGTGAGAATTTTGTGTCTTTCCAAGTAAGTTCGTAAGTTACATATTGTTTGTCCAACTCCAAAACAGACTCCTCACCATAAACTCGGATGGCGAAGTCATGTCCTCTGTGGCGTTTGTGACCAGCATAGTGTACACGAGATTCTTCTTCCATTCCTACAAAGTGAGCACCTAAAGCGTCTCGGTCTTGTTTTTTAGAAAGACGTTTTACATTGAAAATATTGTCAAATACAGGCGCAAAGTTTTCATTACGATTCTGAGCATAACCTCCTGAAATAGATTCAATGCAAGTTGATGTTTCGTAGAATGGATATTCATCGTAATCATCAGACTTGGTAGGTTTCATAATAAAGGGTTTTCCTTTAATCTTAATACCCATTAAAGCATCAGCGTCAGCGGCAGAAGCTACTTTTTCCCAATGTGTTCCTTCAAATGGTTCGGGAGCAACTAATGATTTGAATTTATCTACGAAAATCTTATCACACTCTTCGCAAACTACATTTGTAAGAACTTGTGTAGAATATTTGCGTTGACAACCTCCTGTTACAGCGGTAGTGATATAGTCAATAGAACTAACAGTTTCTGTTAATCCACCAGCGTTAGCTTCAATTAGTGGGAATCCTGTTGCGTTTCCTGTAAATGTGATTACAGCGGTATTGGAAGTTACTACTAATCCTGTTGCAGCTAAAATAGCAGCGGCATGAGAAGTTACAAAGTTAGCGGCAGTTACAGTTAAACTAGTGTCGAAAGCAGTGGTGTAATTAGTGCCAGCAACTGTTATAACAGCATTACCAGAAGAACCTGATAAAGTAACTGTTTGTCTTGCTGTGCCTGCTGAATCTCCTGCTTCGATTGTCAATGAGGGGTATGCGGCTTGTAATTCAGTCAAACGAGACTGTCCACATTCATTATCTGCCAATTGGATTTCCCAAGATTCAACAGAAGCGAAACAAGTGTCTCCATTCACCCATGCAGTTGTTACAGTGTCACTGTCCTCACAAGCGTCTTCAACAGCTCCTAAGAATTTAAACTCTGCGGTTGAAGTGGTGGCATTAGTTGCTAAGAATGTTGCTTTTTCAGCGGCAGTTAACTCGTCGTCCAATACAACAGTGTAAAGTCCTTTTCCATTAACTACTCCGTGACGAATAACTGTTCCTGAAACAAATCCTGGAAGATTATCAACTGTGGTTGACAAATCAGTTCCGTCATCTTCAATAGAAATAGAATAAACAACACCACCTGTAACTCCTGTATATCCTGCAACACAAGCGGCACATCCTTTGATGTATGCTTTTACAGTTGTTTTAGAGAAATCAGCAACAGAAGTGGTTACGGGAACTACTACTGTATAAGTAGACTCATTTCCATTAAAATCTGTACGTACAACAGGGAAAGCATATTGTGCTTGCACTTCTGCTAAAGAGTTAGAATTTCCTGAATCAGCAAGAGTTAATGTTTTGAAAACATATTCTGTTCCTGACAAAGTTGGGTTGGAGTTGTCAACAGGTTTAATGTCTAAAAGTTCAGAAAGAGGAGTTCCATAGGGAAGTTTAAACTCTTTCAAACGCTCTACTAAACGCAATACTGCTTCTTGATTAGTTTCGCCCGCTAAACGTCCAAATTGTTGCTTAACAACGTATTTAGATTTTCCTGTGTGAATTTCAACTGGTGTACCTGAAATTTCAATGTCAAATACGGTGTTTTGTCCTTCTTCAAGTTCGATAGCTGTGTTAGCATTAATACCATCATACCCTACAATATACTCGTCAAATTTTTGAACATGTACTTTAGGGAAGTTAGCTTTTAAGCTTACGATGTCCTTTGGTTTGAAGAAAGAACTCTCAGCTACTTTTACCACCTTAGAACGTTGGTCTACTTTATGTAGTCCTAAACGTAACTTTAAATTTGCGTCTGAGGATATACCTGCGAAATCAGACAAGGCTCTTAAACCTTCTCCTTTTACAATTTCATCTGCTACAATTGCAAACTGTCCTTTAGCAAGATTTTTTGTACCTCCTGATGTTTTTACTGCCCCGTTTAATGTAAACAAGGCTTTAGAAATTGGATTGTGAATTGCCATTTTTTGTTATTTACTTATTTTTGTTAAATTTGCTTGAAATCTGTTATTGTTTTCGTTAATGTCTGTGTTTACAACAGTTAAAGTTATGATGTCATTTAATGCTTTTTCATCCCATTCTATTTCTATATTTGCGAAATTAGATTCTGGGTTTGTTTCATCTATAAGTTTAATCTGTTTTGGATAGCGGTAATAGTCTAACAAGATGGACTCGATTTCAAAATCATCAATATAAACTGTTACATTATCCGAGGAAATTGTAAAGGGGGCTTCTCGCCAAGGGAAGGAAGGTTTTAAATATTCATCTTGTAACACTTCATTTAAGTTTTGTATTTTTATTTCGTAGAGAAATAAACTGTCTTTACAAGAATCTTTTTTGGCGATTGCTTTAGCGTTTGCTAAGTCGAAGAAGTCTTTTGGTATAGCGAAATCGTATTTGTATTTTGTTTTCGATTTCTCTGTTAATTTTTTCCCCGTAACGAGGAATTTCTGCACCCATCTAATATCGTCAGACCCTGGTGCTTGTAGTAGTAAAGCTAAGTATCTATTTTGAGCCCTGTTGAAGTCAACAACAAATCTCCCTTTATCGGTGCTGATTCCGTCGTTGACTCCATTTGCTTCCTTTTCAATTAAGTATTTTTGATAGGCTCTTTCTGCTTGCATTATTTGTTGTATTTTTCAATCAAAGATTCCATTCGATTTCTAAATCCATCTTCTGTAACATCTTTGATGATTTTTTCTGTAACCTCTCTAATGTTGTTTCCTAAAAGTTCTCCTTCATGGTAGATAGCCCCTGCTTTTCTTTCAATCTTTCCTTTGGCTAACAATTTTTGAAGTTCGTTAAAAAACTTGATTTTTTCAAGTCCTGTTTTAGTGTCGTATAACGTAGAGGTTTCTATAAACTTCTTAGAAAAATCATACCCAACTTGTTCGTTGAAAATCTGTTGAGTTATCATAGGTAGTACAACTTCTATCTCACTTCCTTTAGTAGAACCAAGACCCATATACTCGATAATATCTGTAAGTTTGTCTTGTTTTTTAGTTGCTAAGTAATTTAAAGTGACAATAGCGTCTGATTTTACTTTAGCTCTTTCTTCTGCTTGCGTTTTTACTGCTTGCTTGTTAGTGATGTTGTAGTTTGCTTTTTGTAATGTGGGGTCTTTTTCGTCTTTATTACAAAGTTTTCCTTGTTTTAAGGCGTGGAATAAATCGAAAGCATCTTTTGGGTCACTTGTGTCAAATGTTTTGTTTGTATAAATTTCATATCTATACGTGTCCCAAAATTCTAAATTTGTTTCTGAACAATCTACATTAAAAGCCGCTTCGTACTTTCTTCGTATAGCATTGTAATCAGCTAAGTATTCTTTTAATTTGTTTTCGGGGATGTCAATATTACAAGCACTTTGTGCATAAAATCCTGTATCAAATGCTCGTCTTGATTCATCATAAGGTACTGCTCTAACTTCTTTATTTCCTACGTGTAAGAACTTTGTTGTACCTTCTTTAACCATTCCATTTGGTGCGCTTCTATCAAGTTTTGGAGTAACTTCATAAATACCTTCTGGAATAACTATTTCTGTGTTAGCTATCGTAACTGTTGCTTTTTTAGTTGCCATTTCTATTTCTTGGTGTTTTTAATTAACCTCCCCCGTTGGTTAGGCGAGGGAGGTGTTTTTTTATTATTTGTATCCTTTACGTGCTGGTTTTTCTAATTCCATCATTACGAATTTAGATGGGTCTTTCATCCAAATATCTCCAAATCCATAAATGAAGAACGAAGTGTGCATTGTTTTAGCAGAAGCTAAGATGTCTGTTGCTGAGTTCATAGAGTAACGTCCGTTTTCTCTACCCCAATACACCTTATCACCTTTTGGTGTCACCATGTAGATGTTAGCTTCACGGTTGTCTCCGATTAAGGTTGTTCCTGCGGGAAGGTCTTGTTTTACGTTTGAATACATTGTATCTGTTACGTCCCAAATAATTGCAGAGTAGGTGGTGTAGTCCATTCCGTTAGGATTCATACCACGTAAACTCTTATCAGTAACATTGATGTAGTTCATTGTTTTGTCCTCGATAACCTCAGTCCAACCGATACCAGGAATGTTAACCATTTTAGCGCGAACTAAGTCTAAACGCAAGTCGTACAATCCACCAGTTACAGGGTTAGTTGGAAGAATCATTTTAGACCCCATCAAAGGAGCAATATTTTGAAGCTGTACATTGAACTCACGTTGAATCAATGTGTCAATGTTGTTATATGCTTCTGTACCCGCTTTGAAACGTAAGATTGAATCTTTGAAGTCTTTCTGTGGGTTGATTTTGAATACGTAGTCACGTACAATTTTGATGTCTTCCAAAGTGATTCCACCTCGACGTGCATAAGTGTGGATAAATCCTCGTCGCATTTGTCTCCAAAGTCCTTCGTTGTAACGAATAGTTCCTTTTGAAGTGGAAATGCTAAATCCTTTTTGGAACATCATAGAGGTGTTCATGTTTCTGTTAAACTTCTGAATAGCTAACATTTCCATGATTGTACCCACTGTATATTTATGAGAACCGTTTGGAAGCTTTTCTTGTGCGAAAACTACTTCTTGACCTGATTTGTAGAAGTTTTCAATTTCTTTAATATAGTCTAATGTGCGGGTTTCTCCCATACGTAAGTCTACTGAATCAGCCTTACCTGTTACGAAAGTTTCAACCCCTTGACCACTACCGATTTGAAATTCACAAGTCATGTAGTTTGTTCCAGCAGGCATGTGAACAAGTCCTAATTTTTCACCATATTCAGCAAGACCTGGAGAACTGATTTCAAAATATTGAACGTTTGATTTCAATAAAAAAGCAGGGTAAGTTTTATCTGGGTCTTCTTTTGCGCCAGCTAATTCTACTAAGTGTAAGTAGCCATATCCTAAATTACGAACAGATTCTGCTTCTGAAACAATAAGAACATCTCCATCAGTACCATCACATGAGATGGTTGTGAAAGGAGCTAATTCTCGGTCTAATACAATTCGGAAAGTTGAACCGTCTGCTCCTGGGTCAATTTGGTCAGAAGTGTCATCAACTGTTTTCATACAGGTGTCTGTTTCAATTGCCAAATCATAAGAGAAACGTCCATCCCATCCATTCACTTCCAATACGGCGTCATGTTGAATAACGTCTTGGAATAAAGGGAGAGAAGTCATTTGTTGTTGACCAAAGAACGATTGTAATTTAAGGTTGTTCTTCAAAGGGTCTTCATTAAACCAAGTGGATAGTGTGGAAAAATCCTGATACCCTCGTTGGTTTACGATTTGTGTGGCTTTATCAATAGATGTAGCAGTTAAATTAATAACTGGGTCGCCATTTCGTTGTAAGGTTTGATTAGTAAAAAAACTCATTTTTTATTTTTGTTTGTTTTTAAATAGATTATTTAATTCGTCGTTATCCTCTTCTTCTGGTTTTTTAGGAGCTGTTTTTGTTGCGCGGGGGGTTAAGTTGAGCACTGTTCTAACTGTATCTATTTTTGTTTTCTGCTCAACTTTTTGCTTTACAAAGTTTTCAAACTCCTCTGGATTATTTAAAAAGAATGTTAGTTTGGCGTGTAAATCAGGATTATTTTTAGACTCAAAATATAAAATGTCGTTATTTGTAAGTCCGTTTTCGTCTGTTTTCGTGGCGTTGTCTAAAAATAATTTTTGTAAGTTTTCGTTCACTCCTAATGTTTTTAGTGACCCGCTAACTCCCTTTCTAAATTCCTTCTGCTTTTCTTTTTCGTTTTCGATTTCTTGTAGTTGCGCTTGTGTTTGTGCTTCTACATAATCGTCAAACTGTTTTTGTAATGTGTTATAGATTTGTTCGGCTTCTGTGTCAAGTGTGAAATCTTCTTTCATCACCGCAATTTGTGCCTCAATAACTTTTGGATTTACCCCTTGTGATTGTAACTTCATTCTAACCAAATTTTCTTGGTCAGCTTCGTTTTTTAAATCAATTTTTGAAAGAGGGCTTTCGTATACAACTTGTTGTTCAATTAATTGAGAAATGTCTCCTCCTTTTTTCTTTAAATCAATGAGTTTTTTTGTTCGCTCATCTAGTCCTTCAACAGAGACATATTTTTCTTTTAACTGTTGCTCTTTGTATTCTTTCTGCGCTGCTTTGATTTCTTCAAATTTTTCCTTTGTTACATTTTTTAATTCTGTAATTGGAATAAGCTCTCCGTCAATCTCTACGTCTACATCTTCAAAAAATCCTTCACTCACCCACTCTTTTATTTTATTAGAGTATGTGTCGTTTTCAACAATAGGTTCTGTAACTTGTACAGGGGGTGTTGGTTCGACTGGCGGTGTAGGTGGTTCTTGAATAGGTGGTGTTGCCTCTGGTACAGGTTTCACTTCAAAAATGTCTTCAATAGACACTTCCTCTTTTACAACTGGTTGTGAAGTTGGCTCTTGTGCAAATAAACTTTCAATGCTAACTACTTCTGTGTGGTTTGTGTTCATTTCTCGGTGCAAAATTACTATGGTTATTTTAATTTACAAAAATCATTAAGACGTGGTGTGTTATCTTAAAGGATTTATTAATATATTATTTAAGGTTCATTGATAGTTGCTATATACCTATCATTCAAGGCTTCTCGGTTTCTTTGACGTAGTTTTTCTGTCTGCATCTTTAAATTTTCTAAAGCAATCTTTTTATCAAAATTATCTTTATCAGCTTTGCGATTTAAGTCTTGTTCTTTTAAATCTAAGTTTCGTGATTGAATTTCTTGATTAAAAACTTCTTTAGAAGCGTCCTCCAACATGTTCAAACTATCGGGTTCTATGTTTTTGTCTGCCATTCTTGCAACATTATCCAAATACTTCTCTTTAAGACTGTATTCACCTTTTAGAGCAACTATGTTTGTTTCATGTTCTCTTTCTTGTGCAAGTTGTTCTTGTTGTGCTTGTATTTGTTTGTCTAATTGCTCTGATTCAAATTGCTGTCTTTCTTGTTGTTTTCTGTCTGTTCTGTCTCTCATATCTTTTGCGGCTTGTTTAAGCTCTAAAAGAACAGGGTTAGTCATAATTTCAACAACGTCAAAAATATCTTTTTCAATTGTATTGTCATTCATAACAATTTGCTTAATTGACTCTACAATTTTAGATTCTTTATTTGATGTAAGTGGAACAATGGAAAGTTTTCTCAAAGGCATGATTGGGTCTTCTTTCATTATATTTATAAAAGAAAGTTCTCCATCTCCTTTTCTAAACATCATACTATTCTCTCTCCCTGTCATTTCACAGAATTGTGCAACAGCTAAATGTAGTTCCATACAACGTGCTTTAGCGGCGTTGAACTTCTCATACATTGTATTTAACAAAGAATATGTTGCTTGTGCGTTTTGTTTCACTCCCTCCGCCGTAACATACGTATTAGGTTGCCCTAACATTTGAGGCGTAATTCCAACTTGCTCATATCCTTTTTGCTGATAGAACTGTGCCAATGCTTGTCGCATTTGAATTTGCCCTGTCAATGATAAATCTTGTCTTGCAAAAACATTTGGATTGTTTCCTTGTGTGTTTTGTCTTGACATATCAACACCAAACAAAGCTGTATCTTTAATAGCTGCTCTTGCATTGAATAAAGCCTCTGTTGTATCTTCATCTTTATAAGATTCTGCTAAAGCTGTAATATCAAAAGTGAAAAATACACCAAGCTCTTTTTCTAAAAATTCTGTAAGTTGATTTAAAGAAACATTATAAAGCTGTTGCCAAGGAAGTATTTTAGAAACTATTCCTGTTGAAATAATACCACCTACGGGAAGTTGAACATCAAAATAATTACTGTCTCCTTTAATTTGTAACTCGGTAGGTTGTACTTTTATATACAAGTCTTCTTTTAATGTTGTGGCATTTCCTTTTATTTTTACGCCGTACCAACATTCAGGAACAAAGTGGTGGGTTATTGTATTTACATAGTCACTAAAATCTCCTTTTCTTAACGCATCTCGAAGTTCTTCTATGGAAGTTTTTCTTAACTGTTTGATGTCGTTTTCTTTTAAAAAGTCGGGGAGTAATTCTTCTGTTACAATATCTACACTAACTGTTCCTAATTTGTTCTCATATACAAGGATTGAAAGTCTTTTTTGTGAGCGGAAGTAAGCCTCTGTAACTCTAACTGTGTCTAATCGCACATCAATATCATCCCGCATGTATTTAGAAAACACCCCTGTATTGAATCCAGCGTAGTCATTATCTTGTCTTGGAAGCGGAACTCGTTTCACTTTCTGATTTCCATTTTCATCCATAACAAGTTTTTCTCCAAGGGGAACACCTAAAGCACTCTCCATTTGAAGATTGATTTGGTGGTCATAATAGTTGTGGAAAGGAACTATACGTTGTTTTGGGAAAATATTGTCTTGGAAACTTCCTCCATATTTTTCATTATCATCGTACTCCTCGCTTTGATTGAAATAGTTTCCTAATTTCTTTTGGTCTTCAAAACTTAGAATATGTCCAAAATTTTGCAAAACTTTACTTGTAGACATAGAAGTGATTCTTCCTACATAGTCTCCAAATTGAGGATAACGGGCATCTACATCTTGGGAGAAAAAGGTTTCCTCTACACTCCAACGCTCCACCGAATAACTATCATATCCTATTCTAAAGTGTCTAAAGAATCGACCTGTTAATATAAAGTCTATTAATGACTCTCTATCTTCTTCGTCTAAATAAAACCTTTTCTTATCTGCTGTTAATACATTTTGCGCCCATTCTGTTGCCAACACTTTGAAATTTTTTGACAACTGTTTTTCTATTTCTTGCGGTGTAAGTGCTTTTACATTTTCTTGCACTTTAGCTTGATAGGCTTGTGCTTCTTCCTCAGATTGAAAGTCTGCTTTATTTGGGTCAATACCTCGCGACATTAACATTCTGTCTATTTCTTCTTTAAAAACAGAACGAGCGTATTCATGTAATTTTTCAGTTTTAGCGCGAATAAATTCATTAGTGGAATATTCATCAATACTCTCCACCTTATATCTATCGTCATACCCGTCAAAAATACCTACAATAGCATTGACAATAATTCCCATAAAATCAAAATGCTTTAGGTAAAGAGGAACATCTCCATCTTTTCTAAGCTTTTGCATCTCCCTTTTAAATGTAGCCAATTCCAAATTAGATTCTACATCGACAGCAGAATAAGTGAATGTTCCTTCTATCATTTTACGGGCTTCTCGAAACATAGCGTTTTTATACACTTGTTCAAGACCCTCTCTTTCAAGAAAGTCCATCATATTTTTCTTCCACTTGTCCTTCTTTTTAGAAGTAGGAAGTGTTTGTATAGGCATCGTTTTTGACTCCGATGTATTTCCTATTCCGTTAAATATTTGGTAATCGTAGTGATAATTGTGCATTTATTCAAAAATAATTTGCAAATTTACAACAATTAAAAATCAAGTCCAAAAACCTTAAAGGCTCTTGTAAGATTAGCGTCTTCCACTACCATAAAAACTTCTTCTTTTTGAGGAAGAATATGGACTGTATGCTTTTCTTTCTTTTGGTTTTTCAACTGTTTCTTCTTGCAGGTTGGGGTTTTTGTAATTAAAGGGTTTCCATAAATAAGAACTTCTTAAATAATGTCCATAAGCAAATGCTCCCATAGCGGCTGTAATTCTATCGACGTTAGCATTCTCACTCCATCCTATAATTTCATCTAAGAGTCCTATATCGTCAATTCTTTGTACACCTCTTATTATTTCAACTGTTCCATCTTCGCGCTCTCTTTCAAAAGTTTCCGTGCAATAGTCAACAAAAATATCAAATAAAAACCGTTTTGATGTTGTAGGATTCCACCCTGTCTTTCTTTTCCCGTTGTTCGGGATAGAAAAAGCAACAGAAAAATCAACAGATGGAGCTAAATACTTATCAGCTAAATGAAACTTGTCTAAATAGTCTTTAATTCCATAGTTAAAATTCTCTCCAAAAGCTGTTCTGTCTAAATTATAAGCATCCATTAATTCATGCCATTTCTGCCAAACCTCTTTATGTTTTTCAGGGCGGAAAGAAAGAGAAGCAACAATTTTATTTGAAAAAGGGTCTCCAAAAATCTCATTCTTAACAACATAAAACGTAGCCACAGAATCTGTATCAGAATCATCCGTAGCATAGTCGTCAAACCCTCCTGTATATGTTCCAAACTTAGGCTTTACAATTGGGGGGTCTTCAAATATTAAAAACGGAGCATCAACAGTCCCTCCTTTGTGGGGGAATGGAGCTAATTCTTTTGTGGACTTTGCTGTTCTGTAAACTCCATTAGAATCTTTAAATAAATTCTTTCTTGCGTCCCAAAGCCCTGTTTGTAATAAATAGTCTCTATGTGCTTTTGCTACGTCTAAAATATCTATGAAGCGTGAAGCTTTTCCTGACAAGAAAATTTCAGAGGGGTCAAATGGGTGGTATGCTAAGAGTTTTATAAGTTTTTCTCTGCCTTGTTTTTCTACATCATCTCTTTCTTTCTGTTCGTCTATTCTAGCTTTAGCCCAATTAGTTACGAAAAGAGGTATTTTTTTAAGTGTTTCAGATTCTATTCCTAAATAATCAGCTAAATTACTTTTTATTTTTCTGTGCTTAATACACATTTGTGTGGGGAGAAAAAGTCCAAAATCTTTTCTTTTCCATGTTATTTCTTCTGGTGGGACATTTCTTTCAAGAGCATCCCAATCCATTAGTGTAACTTTATTTACTGAGGGGTTTGCTAACATTTTTATAGCGTCTGCTCCAAGAGCGTCGTCACCTCCTGTCCCTGTCAACAACACATTACACCTTAAAATACCGTCTCCCCAAAGTGCTGGTTTTAAGGCATCTAAAGGTTTTGAAAACGAGAATTTGACAAATTCGTCCAAGATAAACTCATCTGGTGTGAACCCAGCCAGTGTTTCTTTCTTGTCTTTTTTAGTACCTCCTTCCAAATTTATGATGTAGAGTTTTGTAGTTTCTTTGGACTTATTCATTTTAGTTTTTATCCCATAAACATCTCCTCTTTTATCATCAGTTGGCGATAAATAATGTATTTTAAAAGCTTCGTTTATATTTTGTCTACATGTGTCTATGTTATTTCTAATGTGTCCTAAGTCTTCCGCCGAACCACCAGCACATAATATTTGATTCTTACTTAATATCATGGCTCTATATATACGAGAAGAATTTAATGTTGTTTTAGCTAAACGTCTTGTAGCTACAATTAAACTCATAGTCTGTTCTTTCTTACTTTTAATGAAATAGTCTGTCATTAATATCTCATTATCACGTAAGGTTGGTACTAATATTTTATCCTCGTTTTCTTCTATGCCGCCCTTTACAACTGTTGTTGGTATATTTGTTACAAAATGGTTGAAGTGAAAATACAGCCACCCATCGAAATAGTATCCGTCAACTTCTACCCCTCTGTCAATTTTATTGTATTCAGATATATAGTATTTTAACGTTTCTACATCTTGTTCCCAATAGTTTTTATCTGGGTTGTATACAGGTGGGTTTGGGTTTAGTATATGTATTGAATTGTCTATACAGTTTTCAAAATCTATACCCATTGATTTTAATTTTACATTTATCTCTGGGTATTGTACAGAAAGTTTTTTGTGCATTGGAATTGTAGCTTTCATTCCAGTTAACCACTCTATTCCTTCTGTTGCTTGTTCTTCTTTTATATTTAAAGAAGTTATTAGTTCTTGTATTTTATTTTCATCCGCGTGGCAGTCTTTTGTTAGTTTTATTTCTTCTGCGCGGACTTCTTGGTTTTCGATTTTAGTTATATCAATAGAATATAAGTAAAGTTCTATTCGACTTGTATGGATTTCCACAATATCTAAACAGAATTTTACAAACTTCTTAAATTTAACCGTATGGTGCTCCCCTGAAGTTTTTTTAACAAACATAGAAAGTCTGTTTAAAACATACAGAACTAAATCGTTTTGAAGTTTATATTCGTCTGTTTTTGCTTTTACTGTGTCTTTTTGCTTTTTTACAAATTCTGCAATTAGTTTTTTCTTTTCAGCTTCTTTTTGTCTGTTTTTATCGTCCGAAAATACATCATTGAAATATTCATCGTTTAATATTGAATCAATTGTTTGCTCTGTCCAATCATTACTTTCAATATAACTTTTATATTTCAGGAATTGTGGTTTGTTTTTCGATATAAAGTCTGTTATAAACTCGCTCATTGTTAAATATTTTATCTAAAGGAAAGTTAATTATATAGCATTCCGTGTGTCCTTGAAATTTATTTTTTACAAAATATCTATACTCTTTGAGGGTACTATGTATTTCAGCTTCTAAATCGTATATTTCCCCCGCCTCACCATGTATTAAATATAAAGTTTCTCTGTTGTAAGGAAGATTATTTTTAGTGTATCTTTTATCAACACTTAAAAATGTTTTTCCTATTTTTAAAAACTCCTCATTTTCATCCCAACATTTAATTATATACAAATAAGTTGTTCTTCCCTTAGATTTTTTAATATATTCATCTCTAATATAATTATTTCCTTGGTTTGTCATTTCCTCCCAAGAACAAGATGGGCATCCATTATGTATTAAATGGTTTCCAGGATATTGTTCAAACTCCCCGTGTTTTTCGCAAATTATTGTTAATTTTTCTCTGGCGTTTTTATATTCTGCTTTAGAATAGTCAAATCTATCTCCGTGTACTTTCCTTGCTTTTTCAATAAAATCCTCTGTTGTTTTTGTTCTAATTTTTGAGTAGTTTTCCGCGCTACACATAGGACAACCACTTCCTGCTAAATAACTGCTAATACTTTTCTCGAAAACAATATCATGTTTCTTACATCTTATTGCAGGTTTTATCCTAGATGAAATTATTATAGTTTCGGAGTAGTCATGTAAATCCCCATAAATTTTAGTAGCTTCTTCAACAAAAACTTCCTTGTGTGTTGATTTTGTCTTTTTGTTTAAACACTCTCTACATCCTCTACCAAGGTGCAATAGTAAGTCAGGTCTAACCTCAAACTCACCATGCTCTTTACAAATTAGTTTAATAGGTGTTTTGTTGTTTTTGTATTCTATTAAACTTGTGTTGTATTGGTCGTTGAATTTTTGCTGGATTTCTTTTATCAACTGTTCTTTTTCTTTTTGCGCATATTTTGATAGTTTTTCTACGGCGCATTTTGGACAGTCGCACTTAAAATGGTATTTAGGGGTTTGTTGAAATTCCCCGTGTACAGGGCAAATTATAGTCACTGGTGTTGTATTACTAACATACTCTACCTTACTATAATCAAACTTATCCCCATGCTTTCTTTTAGCGCGCTCTAAAAATCCGTTTAAATCAAGTCTGTTGTGTCCACCTCTCATAACTCAAAAAGCCTCTCTAGGAGGCTTGGTTTTGAAAAAAGCTTATGATGTTGTTGTAGTTTTCTTGAAGGCTGTTTAGAATGTCTTTTTTTACTTGCTCGTCAATAACTTCTTCAACACCATTTTTAATTCTAAATACTCTGTTTGGCTTGTATGTGTATGCTTCTAATTCTACTTCTTCGGGGATTTCTATTACGTCTTTGTATGCTATAACTGTATAAAACAGTTGTTTGTGTAGTTCGTTGAAGTCGTATTTGTAGATTGTTTGTTTTTCTGAGATGTTGAAAACTGTTTCTGATAATTCTTGCGGGGATAGATTTGGGTTTTCTTTTATCTTTTGCGCGACTTCTTCTTGTATTTCTTTTGGCGTTTTGATATTCTTTTGTAAGTAGTTTTTAAAATCAATATACTCACTGTAAATATTTTCAAGCCTTATTTTTGCGACATCCATTCTTCAAATTCTTCTTCGGTTAGTAATTCATCTTCTTCAAATGGGAATGATAGGTATTTTAATGTGGCATCGTAAATATCCTTGTCTTCGCATTTTAATAGTTTTTCAGCAACAGAACCGTCTTTTTTTATTTCTTTAAATATAGACAAGAATTTTTCTCCTACTGTAAGCCCGTCTTTTTTCATAAAAGCATCTAATAAAGATTCATAAATGCTTCCTTTATAACTCATATTTCCCATTTTGTTTTATTTATGCCCTGTCAACTTTAATTTAACTGTTTCTTTTTTGCCGTTTTGTACAACAACTATCACTGCAAAATCTTCTGTCCTACTCACTTTAAATTTTACTTTTGCGGAGTTTTCTTCAATCACCATCTCTGGCACTGTACACCCGCATTTAGGACTAACAGTGAAATTATTACTATCAATTCCTATAAATTCAAAGTCTGCTTCTAATTTATCTCCTGGAGTGAACTTTCCAAAATCATATTTATATGTTCCGTCACTCCCAACTGTTATTGGTTTTTTTGTCTTGATTTCCATTTTCCTAATTTACAATCTTCTAATTCTTCTGCGGATTTATAATAAATTGAACATGCTTCACATGCTAAACAATTTCCTAAACTGTCTTCTTCTTTGTTACCTGTAATAAACGAATAAAAATCAGACAGCATTATTAATACACGTTTAAAATAAGGTATTTTTTGAGCGTTTAAAGAGTTATATTCACACTTAGCGCACTCTTTTCTCCTTTCAATTACAAAAGGCTCTGTATTGTCTTTTTTAAACCTCGATTTTACTATTCGACACATTCCTAAAAAACTGTTTCTTAAACATTCTGTCTAATAATATCTTATCTTGTGTCAGCCCTTTAACACCTTTTAATCCATAGTCTAATAAACATGTTTTGTCTATCGTCCTATAAAAAGTTCCTAATTGTGGAATTTCAAGTGCAATAGTTGATTCTTTATTTAATTTCTTGTGCAGGTATTCCACCATACATCTATAAACATCTAAAGAATCGTTACGTGTAACTCCTTGTCTTTTGTTTTTATTTGCGTCGATAATGTCCTCAATAAACATTAATTGAACTTCACTATTATGCACTTCATCTGGTTTTGCTCGTTGCATAGCGTACTTTTTATATTTATCAAATCAGGATTTAACACTTTATTTCTTTGGTTTGTTGGGTGAGGGAGTAGGAAGTTCTTTTTTTGTAAAGAATGGTTTAAAGTGTTTAAATTCCTTTCGTCGATATTTAAATCTATTTCAATGGTTTTTTTGGTTTTTTTAGAATACCCTTTTAAAATATATTGGGTTAAAACTGTCAGTTCTCTTGGTGAGAGAGGGGTTTTTAATGTTACTGCGGCATAGACTTTTAAAGCGGTGTGAATTATTTCTAATTCGTTTGTGGCTTCTTTATTAATTAAACACGCTTCTTTAACTGACATCTTCTTCTTTATTTAGTAAACAAACTATTCCACCAAGTCTGTCTTCTGATTGTATCAAGAACTCTTTCTTGTGGAATGTAGGGTGGTTTATTCTTTCAATCGCCGCCGTTTTTACTAAAACTTTATCACCCTGTTTGTAATATTCACACTGATTACCTGTTAATACAACTTCTGCAACAGTGTATTCTTTCTTTGAAGTACTATCTCCTAATAAGGAAATTTCATCATCCACTTCACGTAAAATCAACTGTTTTTGTTTTAATTCTCTTTTATACATTTCTTATTCTATTTTGCCGTGAAAAAATCCTTTTCTACAAAGTTTGTCAAATTTCGTTATTAATATTTTATTTGTGTGCCCGCCTAAAACAACTATTTTCTTTTTCTCTATATTATCAATAGGATATAAAAGTATGTAGGTTTTTACAAGTCTATTTATTACAATAATATAATAATCTTTTGTTTTTAGCGAAAGAATCCTTTTAGTTTGTCTTTCAAATTGAATGTCATAAGCAAACATCTCTTTGAATTTTTCACAAACATAAATAAAAAGTTCTCTTTTATACTCATATCTCGTTTTCACAGTGCAAAGGTATAACATATATATTAAACTACCAAATATTTTTAGTTAAAGTTTAGTTAAATGTTTGCATATATAAAATAATTGTTGTATTTTTGCGCATAAAAATTAAAAAAAAAAAATGAACCAAAAACTAGGCTACTCAGAATACGAAGAAGTGTTTTACGACTGTTTATCAATGATGGTGTTTAACAATAACTACATCGCAGAAAATGAACGGTTTTTTGATGAAGTGATATTTAAACTGTTTGAAGACTATACGTATTCGCCAGAAGAAGTGTCAATTAGAAAACAAGTAAAATACTTTGAAATCTTTGTTGGAACAATGCTTAATATCAAGCCATCTTTTAATATGCCCGAAGATACATTAAAAATTTCTTAATGTATTTTTTTTTTCCAATTACATTCATTAAATTTGCAGAAAAAAATTATGATAAAAATTTATGAGTTTAATAATGTAATTATTATTGAAGATTTACAGACTAATAAGAAGTTCTACGGAATAAAAGGTATTTTTACTATTAATAAGAACAGTAATGGCAGACCTTTGTACAAAGTTTATAATGTAGAGGGATTAGAAAACGAATTTATATTAGAAATAGGTAAATTAGTTAAAAGTAATGGAACTTTATATACGGAGTCGGAGTTTGATGAATTTTACACTAATAAAATAGGAATAACACAGCCACTCACTAATTCTGAAATAAGAGCGACCCCATTACCTATTTCTAATACAGTTTTAGAAACAACACTACAATCCTTAAATACAAAAATACCATCTGTTGGACAAACAACAATGGCATCGTCTTCTCCAGTTGTTATAGCTTCTAACCAGTCTGCTATACCTGTTTCAGGTACAGTAACTGCAAATATAGGTACTGGTTCTATTGCATCTGGTACTAATCTTATAGGAGATGTAGGAGTACAATATAGAGCAAGTGCAACTGGGTCAGCCTCTCGAAGTCAAATTATAAGTACTGCTTCTACAAATGCCACTGTAATTAAAGGGTCAGCAGGAAAATTAGTAGGTTGGAGTATAAGTAATACAAACGCTGTTTGGCGCTATGTAAAATTTCATAATCAAGTTACATCTCCAACAGCGGGTTCGGGGGTAGTAGTAACTATAGGTGTGCCACCAAACAGTACAGTTAGTTATAATTTAGAAGGTGGAATAGGGTTTAGTATAGGAATTGGTTTAACAACTGTCACTGGGGCAGCATTGAGTGATACTACGGCAGTAGGATTAAATGATTTAATAATAAACATATTTTTTGTTTAAAATTTCTTAATGTATTTGGTGGTTTAAAAATAAAGTTGTAATTTTGCACCGTTAGATTCAGAAAAGCCTCTTTCCTTAGTGGAAACGTAACTGAATGTCTGATATGGGATTGCGGTGTCCGCGGTCGAAAGTAAATTTTTAAAAACTGTGCATTTTTAATTTTCCCAGTTAGGCAGTTCTGGGGTTTTTTAAAAGACATAGTAAAACTTATATGATTTCTAGCTAGTATAAGTTTTAAACATACATAGAAGTTTGTACGATTACAGCTAAGTACAAAACTAATAATACATAAGATACCCCCTTATTATTGTTATAAACATCGCTGTAAGAGTTTATACCTTAATAAGGGGCTTTTTTATATAGCAACATGAGTGATAAAGTAGTAAGAATACCATCAAAATTATACGCAAAGTTGTTCGCACTTGGTGGCGACAAACTTATTGCTGTATATTCTATTTTGAAGGCTTCTCGTAATGGGGAGGTGAAGTACTACGCTCATACGTCAAAGAATAATAAAAAAGTTTCGGGGTATAATTTATTAAGAAAGCAAACCTCGTTATCATTACACGCTATTGAAAAATATGTACCAATGCTTATAAAAATGGGATTGTGTTACATAGATTTTAATGGGGATTTTGTCCTTATAGGAAACGACAAACTTAAAAAAACATATAATACAAAATTACTCCCTATTTTAGTGGGTAAAAATTTAAATAATACAGCCGACAGTTCGTTGGCTGTTCGTGTATTCTCAAAACACAAAGAACAGAAAAAACAAATTGCAAAAAAATTAACTCAAAGAGAACAATTAGCACAAATCACCAATCCGAGGTCTTTAAAAGAATACAAGGCGGCAAAACGTCTTGAAAGAGAAGGCTTCGATGGTTCAGTACTTGAGAAAACTGTTTTATCTTTGCAAGGGTTTAGCGTTCTAAAGCAAAATGGGAATAAGATTATTAAGGATGTGAAGTCTAACGGCGCATATTATAAAAAGAAGCTGAAAAACAAAAACATCATTAAGACAAAAAGAGAGTTCGAGAAAATCGAACAAATTTCTTATGGAGAGTATTTAAATAGAAAAGAAGCGGGGATTCTGTCAAATAGAAACGTTTATAGAAACGGATGGCTTATGATTGAAACAGTTTCTTCTTTTTCATTAGTTTCTTCTGTAAACGAAGAAAAACCCGTTACAATACCTCAAAGTAAGAGTAAACCTATTGTAGAATATAAAAAGAAAACCTATTTACAATTTGATATGATTGATTTTTGGTTAAATGGAGAGAACTGTTAATTGATTTGTGTAGTAGGTGGTAAAAATTTACACTGATAAATAATTAAATGAACAAGAATATAGAATATACTTATTTAATAGAAGCAAATGGTATATATAAAATAGGTAAAACTAAGGATATTAAAACAAGACTTAGTGCTATTCAAAATGCAAACCCTTTTGCTGAATTGATTTGTTATAGTGATAAAGTGAAGGAGTCTCATTTACATGTAATTTTTAAAGATAATAGAATAAAAAGAGAATGGTTTCAACTAGATAATGATGATTTAAATAGATGTATAGATATGCTATCTAATGGTATAAGTAATGAATTAGAGGAATTTTGTAAAAAATATATAAAACAAAAATATTATAAAAAATATATTAGAAAAGAGAATAGCGATAGAGCTGATTCCGCTAGGAGGCTTAGAAAAGCATTAAGAGAAAAAAATGATAAAATAATATTGAATACTATAAATAATTGGGATTTTGAAAAGAATGGTGTAATATCTCAATCTAAATTAGCCAAAGAAACTGGGTTTGGTATAGCGACAGTGAAACGCAGAGCAAAACAGTTTAAAACAATTATTCAGGAGATAAATAAAGATTATGTGAATAGTAAATAATTTACTTTTTTCTTGTGTATTAAAATTATAATTCGTAACTTTGCATAATTAATTTATGTGCTCCACCTCCCTATTATGTGGCACGGTTTTTTAAAAATACTTTTAAAATCAAGGTATGACAAACAAAGAAATTGCAGAAAAAATATATAACAGCTATTTTGAAGTTACGGGCGATAATAACAAAGAAATGGCTAAAAAACATGGAAAAGCTTTAGTAGACACTCAGATTAGACTGATGTATCAGGATATGGGAACAGTTATTATTGATACAGATAGAGAAATGTTTGCGGAAGATTGGGAAGAAGTTAAATATTTTATTAAAACAATGTAAATTATGATAACAGCAAGTTGCGGGCACGAGATAACAATCGAATGGGATAGTAATCCAAAAAGCTTCATAAAATACAAAGACAACGAAACTACAATAGTTTATGCAGTAGTTTGTGAGAAGTGTAGAGAAAAGTATAAGAAGTTAGGAATTTTAATTGAATAAAACTGCGCAAAAATAAAAAACAGACATGAAGAAAAAGAAACTAAACAAATTAGGAGTGGAGAACAATCTCTGGAACAACATCCGCGAAAATAAAGGAAGCGGAAAGAAACCAACAAAAGAAATGTTAGAACAAGAAAAGAAAATTAAAAAGAAGAAAAAATAAACAATTTTCCGCGCAAAAAGAATAAAAAAACAGTTAAAAAATTTGCACAAGTAAAATAAAAGCTATACCTTTGCATTGGAATTATACGGTTTCATCTTGTTTGATAGTATCGAGTAACTACAACCCTTACACTTGTAAAACCGTGAGTTAAACGGGGTTGTTAATTTTAGGGGAGGTGGCGGAATGATAGACGCGTAATTTCTAATTAGTAGCATGGTGGTACAGCTACACAGAAGTTACTCCACTTACAGGTTCGAGTCCTGTCCTCTCCACAAAACAACACATAGAAAGGCAAACAAGTAGTAGGAGGCGCTAATCTAATTCAGTGAAAACGCAGTCTGGATGCTATTATCAACACTACCAAGAAAGTGTTACGTTTGTCGAGTATGATTTAATATATAATATAAAAGACGGTATGTCCCGACACTATATATTTAAAAAATCCCAATCTTGGTGGATGTGTTGTTTAATTTTAGTCCGCATATCGGCTCTGGCTCATAACCAGTTGAAACCGTAGTTTGGTCACACGTGGGTTCAAATCCCTCTGCGGACACTAAAAATTTTAATTTAAATTAATGGAAACATTTGTAAGAGAGCCGTGGGAAAAATATAAAGAAAGGCTTATTAGAATTGGTTATACAGAAGAAGAAATGGAAGCTGTAAAACAAGTGAGAGAGAATTATGAATATATGTCTTTTGAACAGTTTGATTTTCTTTTCCGCCAGGGAGTAATAAAAAGAACAAATAAACTACGAAGAAAAAGATGTTTATATGTATGTGATAATGGGCGTGTGTGGTATTTGAATCATCATAGAAAACAGTTTTTTTATTGCGGGTATTTTGTGAATCAGAACGAACCTAAAGAGTAGATAATGGTAGAAGTAGTTTTAAAAAACAACTATTTTGGAGTTATAGAAGATGGTGTAGAAGTAGTTCCATTTGTTCACTACACCAAAAAAAGTGCAATCGATGAATGGGTACTTTTTCAAAAATTAAATACAATTGAACGTCAATTTCTTAATAGTGTAATAAGTGTTGAAGACATAGAAAAAATTGAACATAGCCTTATAAATCGTGCGCATATAAACAGATAATGTCAAAGAAACAAGAAATAGTAATCAAGAGATTCAAAGACAAATCAAGTAATTTTTGGGTGGATGGGTTACATTATGCGCTTTTAGAATCGGGGGAAATAATGTTTTGTGCGGGCGGAATAGATAATGAAGAAAGAAGACAGCTATTAAAAGACTTCATTAAAAGAAACAAAGTTGTATTCGCGCCAAGAGAAAAGACAGTTGAAGAAAAACAATACAACCAAATTATAACCAAAACCAAAAACACCCTTTAACTTGGGGCTTTAACCAAGGGATGAATTAGTTTCATTACAAATGGTCTTAATGAATTTGGTGGTTTAAAATAAATGTAGTACATTTGCACAATAAAATAAGATACAATGATAAAATCAAAAGATATATTGATAAGAATAGACGAAGAAACAAAAAATAAAGCCAGTGAAAAAGCAAAGTCTATTGGGCTTTCATTATCTTCTTGGATTAGGACATTAATTGTTAAAGAGTTAAAAGAATAATGTTAACTTACACCTTTAAAATAAAAGCATCTAATAAACAAATTCAATTGTTTGAAGAACATTTGAACACAACTCGTATGCTCTATAATTTAGCAAAAGAAACAAAGGACTACGCTTATTCTAAAGGTGTAAAATTAACTAAATTTGATTTAATAAATCAACTTCCAGAACTTAAAAAAGAATTTCAATGGATTTATAATGTAAATGGTGCTACGTTACAAGGTGTGATAGAAAGGCTTTACAAAGGATATGATAAATTCTTTTCAGATTTGAAAAGAGGAAAGAGCGCATCTAAACCTAAATGGGCTAAAAAGAAAAATTGGAACTCTGTTGAATTTAAGCAAGGGAATTTAAAAAACACTAAACCAAATTTAAGATTTGAAGAAGATGGTAGATTTAATTTACCAAAAATAGGAAAAGTAAGAATTTTTAAAAGTAGGAAAGTAAATGGAAACATAAAATTAGCAAGAATAGTTAAAAAAGTTGATGGATGGTATTTACAAATAGTAACTGATTATGAACTACCGAAGTGTAATAACCAAGCACAAGTAGGCGTTGATTCGGGTATTAAGTATAATTTTGTAACATCAGATGGTCAATTTTTTGAAAATATTAAAACAACTAAGAAATACGAAAACAAATTAGCTGAAGCTCAAAGAAAATTATCTTTGAAAAAGAAAGGGTCAAATAACTTTTATAGAGAAGTTGAAAAAGTAAAAAGAATATATTTAAAAATTTCAAGAGTTAGAGAAGACTATCTTCATAAGATTTCAAGAGAGTTGGCAAATAATTATCAAACTGTTTTTGTTGAAGATTTAGATGTATCTGAAATGGTACAAGACAAGAATTTTTCTAAAGCTATTTCAGACGTTAGTTGGAGTAAATTTTTTCAATATTTAGAGTACAAAACAGAATTAATAAAAGTAGATGCTAAATATACATCTCAAGAGTGTAATAATTGTGGACACACATCAAAAGAAAACAGACCTAATCAAGAAACTTTTAAGTGTGTAAAATGCGGTCACTCTGGGAATGCGGATTTTGAAGCATCACTAACAATTAAAAAGCGTGGACAAACGCTATTGGAGAAATATGGAAAATAGTTCAAAAAGAATCCCTGTTGCTTTTAGCTCATGGAGTTGTCAATTGAAGTGGATAAAAGAGAAATACAATTTTAAAGCGGGCGAAGAAAAATTAAAAGAAGAAGTTTTTGAAATTTTGAAATGAAAAAATACAACAAGGAAAATTGTAATAATATCGTTTTTAGTAAGGGCTTTTGTAAATTTCACGCGCCACACAAAAAACAAAAAAAGACAGACTTTAACACAGAAGATTTAGAAAGCTTGTCACTAAGTGAATTAAAAAGAACAGCAGACTATTGGTTAAGACAATACTTATTAAAAAGTGCAGAAAAAATAAATGGAAAGATATATTGTCCAATTAAAAATAAATGGTATTCAGAAGATAAAATGCACGTGTGTCATTATATAGATAGGGGGAAGTCAATGTGGACAAGATATGATTTAAAAAACTGTCATTTACTATCCGCAGAATCAAATACTTGGGATGCTCAAATACCTTATGAAGGCTACAAATCTAAACATCATTTTGAATATGAAATATATTTAAAATCATTATATAGTGATGATGTAATTGATGAACTTACATACTTATCAAATAAAAAAGATGTTTTTACAAAAAACGATTATATAAACGTAATAAATGAATTAAAAAATGGCTGTTAATACACACCCCTTTTTCGTACTATCTGAGTTGATTGATAAATTCAACAAAGAAAGGAATAATATGAATGTAGACGAACTTCAAGAATTAAGGGAGAATATCAGCTTAAATCTTTTTTATATTTCAGACGACGCGGCAAAAGCAATATCAAATTACGATGCTAAAGCCTATGAGAGAAAAAGACTTCAAGCGGAAAAAGAAGAAAGTTTTAGAAATGCAATAGACAGTAGAACAAATAAAGTACACACAGTAGCTGATTCGGAACGTTTAGCAAGAATAGAATTAAAAACAGTTGAAACAGAAGAAGTGGAAGCATTAAGACAAAAAGAAAGAGTTAGAATTATTCTCACAGCAGTTCAACAGATTCTAAATTCAATTAGTAGTAGAATTAATCAATTATCAAAATAAAATGACAAAATCAGTAAATAAAGCTATTGAAAAATTAGAGTTTTTATACGCAAAAGGAAATATTGTAAATTTAGGGGAAACACCGAGGTATGTTGAAAAAGTGCTTACTGGTAGACCAAGTTTTGACCACTTGACAGATGGAGGTATTCCAAAAGGTAGATTAGTTCTTATAGCGGGAGAGCCAAGCGCAGGTAAGTCAAGTTTAACAATACAGATAGCTAATTTAATTGGTGAAAAAATATTGTATATTGACACAGAGGCTACATTAACAACGGACTACTTAGAGGATTTAGGAGCTGACCCAAGTAAGTTTGGACATTGTATTCCTGAAACAACAGAGCAAATGTGTGATATAATTAGAAAAGAAATTCCTAATTATAATGTGATTGTTGTAGACTCTATAAACAACAGTGCTTCAAATGAGCAAGTTCAAAAATCAGCAGGGGAAAGAACAATGGCAAATAGGGCTATTACATTAGCAAGTCAGCTTCCTATTTTAATTAGCTTGTGTAATCAGTATAACACTACATTAATTGTACTGTCGCAGATTAGGGATAACATGAATAAAGCTAATATGTATTCACCTGATACAATTATCCCTGGTGGAAAGTCATTACACCACAACAGTTCTATGACTATTGAGCTAAAGCCCGCCACAAAGAAAAAATCAAAAGAATCTGATGAATTAGAACTATATGAAACAGTTACAGGTAGAATGGTTAAAATGACTTGTACTAAAAATAAAGTTGGAAAACCTTTTAGAACTGTTGAATTGGAGTTTTCATACGGAATGGGGTATACAATAGAAGCTGATATTGCTTCTGCGGCGTTAAGACTTGGAATTTTAGAAAAATCGGGCAGTTGGATTAAGTATAAAGGCGCAAGCATAGCACAAGGTATTGATAACTTAGTTCCTGTATTATTTGATAACCCAGAACTTTTAGAAGAATTAAAATCGGCAATAGAAGAAAAGAAAAATCAACAAACAGAAGAATAAAATTATGACAAAACTATTATTAAAATTGTTAGAATTGTTCGCAGAAGACGTAACATTCAAATCAGGACAAAAAGCTCCGTATAGCGGATTATTTAGAAGCGGGAAAGAATACATCGCACTAACAAAAGAAGAACGGTTTCCTCCAAGTTTCACAGGAGGATGGAAATTAGTAGTAAATGTGGGTTAGAACAACAGAGGGTTGGAAATTTTTTCACGTGGAATATACAAAACAAGGAATCCCCTATCCAACGCAAGAAAACAAAAACGGACATGCAAATTTCAATAATTAGAGAAAACGATAGTGAGGGAGGGAACAGTGTTTCATGTTCTTTCCCTCAAGACGTAAGGGTGGTTGATATTTTAGCAACTTTAAAAATGGCTGAAATGTCTATTCGCGATATGTTAAAAGAAAAAGGGCTTCCTAAAGGAATGGAAGTTAAAGAGTGGCTTGAAAATTTAAAAATAGAGGATTTGTATAACGAAACTTTAGAGTTTCCAAAGTTAGAAGAAGATGCCGCCAAAAAAGAAAACAGTTAATCATTGGACATATAAAGGAGAAATTATCGACACAATAGAGAAAACTCCAGAAAATTCTTTTGCTTTCATATATAAGATTACTTTAGAAGATGGAAGATATTATATAGGAAAAAAGTATATGTACAAACCAAAATACACAAGTGGTGCAAAAAAAGGTCAGTATAAAGGTACATATCCTTGGCAAACTTATATAAGCAGTTCAATAGAATTAAAAGATTTAATAAAATCAGGTATTAATTATAAAAAAGAGATTCTTTATTTTACTTATTCTAAAGCAGAAACAACTTATAAAGAAACTCAAGAAATACTTTGCTCACAAGCTTTAACAGACCCAAATTGTCTAAACTATTGGGTTAAAGCAACAATCTATTCAAAACATTTAAAAGAGAACAGTTAATGGACATAATAACGGACATGTCCGATAAAAGAGTAACAAAATATCATTAGGAATATGACCGCAGATAAAATACCACCACATGTAAAAACAATGAGTGAACGTAAGAAATAGTAGTAAATGGAAGACATAGTAAGACAGTTTTTATTAAACTACGGATTTACAGAGTGTAGTACAAAGGAAATATTCGATAAGTATAAATTGTTTAATTTCTTTTTAGATGTTAATAATATTTTTGAAGATGCAGAATTTGAGGATGTTTTAAAAGAATATTCTATGTATTTTAAAATAACAGAAGTAACAGAGGACTGTATTTTAGGAGATTTTATAAGACATAATAAATCAAGCAATAAAGTAGATATAGAAATAAGAAATTGTTTTGTAAAGAATTATAACATTAGAATCACTATGCCTGTTATGCCTTACTTCTCCTTACATGCCATGACACTTGTTGAGGACATAGAAGAATTACAACAAATTAAAAAACTTTTGCAAACAACGTGTAAATATGAAAGAAACTAACAGAGTTAGAAAAAACGAAATTAAATATAATATTCAATTAACAGAAGAACAAAAAGCTGTAAAAGAAGGTGTATATCAAAAAAATGTCACTATTATTTTAGGAAATTTTGGTAGCGGAAAAACGGCTTGCGCAGTGTTATGTGCTTTAGATTTATTGTTTAAAAAACACATCGATACAATATTTATTACAAGACCAATTGACTTTAATGCTACTGGTTATTTAAAAGGAACGGCTGATGAAAAGCTTTCATTCCACATATTTCCTATAAAACAAAATATGTATGCCGCTTACAACAAGCAAAAAATAGATGAATTATTTAAGGAGGGTTCTATACAAATTGTGCCTATTGACTATATGAAGGGTATGACTTTTTCTAATAGTTGTACAATAGTAGATGAATTTGAAGATATAGATTATGAAGATTTTAAACTGATATTAACAAGACTTGGTAAAGGTTCAAAGCTAATTTTTACAGGCTCGGAAGAACAAATAGACGTTAAAAACAGTTGTATCCCTAAAATAAAGTATTTGAAGGATTTTGATGTTGTGAATTACCATACATTAAAAAGCCAGCATAGAGATGATGATATTATGAAAATCATAAACTACATAGAAGAAAAAGATAAAGAAAATAAATACAACAAAAACTTGCAAGATTAAAAAATTAGTTGTAACTTTGCACTATGAAAACAGAAGGAAATTTTAAATATTTTTTAGACGGGAAACAGCTAAAAGATTTTGACGAGTTTGAAAAGAAAACTAAGAATGTAGATGTTAGTATTAATGTGATTGGATTGGAGATATATGCGAAAGTTATTGATAAACGGTAAGGAAGTAGACCAAGAAACTTTTGATAAATTTCTTCCTTTTGCCGCCGCAATAACAGAAACAAAAGACTACACAAACATTGATGTCAGAATAGGATACTCAACAAGAATAAAAGCAGGAATAATTAATCTATAAATGAAAGGACAAAAAAACAACAAAGGAAAACCACAACTATCATTATTATTTAAACAGTTTCCAAACGCCTTAAAAGCAATAGCACTTTGCTCTGAATACGGGCATGAAGAGTATAAGGAATACGACCAAGACTATAAAAACTACCAACGTGTAGAGGGAGGGAGTAAGAATTATGCTGATGCTGGACTTAGACACAGAATTGAAGAAGGAAATGACGAGAGTGGATTACCACATAGCTATCATGTTGCTTGGAACGCTTTAGCAGAATTAGAATTAAAAATTTTAGAAGAAAATGAAAAAACTACAACTAACACTATTCAGCAAAGTTCCAAACGAAAAAGGAATTGCTAAAATTAATAAAGCAAATTCAAGTAAACCTATCACTGACGAACATGGACATGATGCAGAGTGGTATAGAGATTTAAATCTCCCAGTCCCTAAAGAATTAGAAGAAGATGATTTGGATGTAACAATGTCTTTGTTATTAATAAATCTTGATGATTTTTCTTCGGCGGTGGATGATGAAGAATACACGCACGTTTACACAAAGTCAGGAGTTAAATTCGACGTACATGAAACGGTTTTTGAAATAGATGAACAAATAGATGAATTAAATAAGAATAAATTAATTAAATTTTTTAAACAATTATGGCAGAAGTAACAGGAGGTGGAACAAGTACACCAATTATTAACTATCAAGTATCTGGACGAGAAGGTAAAATCTATCGCTCTTCAAAAGTGGAAGAACCTGGGTACACGCGCGTTGAAATGCAAAACGGACAAATCACTTATCACAAATATGTAAATGGATTGAGTGGACGCCTCACTTATATGGCGCATGACGTAAAAGAAATTCAAGGGAACGACGGAAAGAAATTAAAACTTGACAATTTAAAAATCTTTTTAAACGACGGGCAAAATACACAAGCACTTTCCTTAAAAACATATTCGACAGAATGGAAACTGTTTATTAAAAATGCGTTTAATGTAGATTTTAGTAAATCATTAGTAGTTGGGTTTTATAAAGGAGCTCCCGCAGAAAACGGAAAAGTGTATCAACAATGCTCAGTTTCTTATGAAGGAGAAGTGAACGAAGATGGAAAGAAAGTTTATCCCGCATGGCTTAATACAGATTCAACAGAAAAAGGAGGAGAAGTTCCACCACCTGTAAAAAATCGTAAAGGAGAATGGGATTATACAGACAATGACTTGTGGTATTTTGATAAAATGAACGAGCTTATTGAGCGATTTAAGGAGTTTAAGAATAGTGGAACTATTGCCCCACCACCTACTACACCTAATCAACAACCAGCTTCTGTGGCTTCAGACGACGATGGACTCCCCTTTTAACATAAAATTAACATAGTATATGAATAACGAACAATTATTAAAACACCAATACGCTAATGAAACAATGATTGAAGTTCCAGGGAAACTTTTAACTGAGCTTCTTATGTTTTCAAACGCTGTATTGCAGAACGAACAACGAACAGGACTTGCTTATCAGTTTTCAAAACAGTCAAGTGAGGTGAAAGTTAAATTGGAGAACGGAGAAACACACGTGTCTGAAGTGAAAGAGGAATTAGTTCCTTATTCTTCTGCCGAGGCTTTCTTCGCGCAAGAACCAAAATCATTTGTTAGTATGTTAGGAGCAGGAGCAGAAGATTTGTATTTAAAAGTGGCGTCCTTACATAAATTAAACATTGAAAAAGGACTAACAGTTGAAATGGGAAAATTAACACCACAAGAAACAACAGATGAAGTTAAATTATCATAACTACTTCCTCAACCTAATTAGGAAGTCCTCTAAAGCTAAATTTGTTTCTTTTGTGCGCTATAAAAACAACTATATTTTAGAAGTGAGAGGCGACAAGTTTAATGAAACATTCACTTTAGAAGGAACTCCTAATGACGTTACACCTGATAGGTATATGGAAGTTATTAGCTATATTCAAGAGAAACATGGGAAATAGTTATAAAAAATTATATGAAGCACTTTTAAAAAATGGGGAGATTCACCTTCTCCCCAAAAGTTTTAAAGGTACGTGGGAAGAAGATAAAGACAGATTTATAACTTTCCAACAAACAATGGAAAAAGAAGTGTTAAACTTAGAAGTTGAATATGAAGAACCTGAAGATTAAAGACGTAGAAGATTTGCATGATGGTTTTTTAGCTGTATGTGAAGCTGTTTCTCAGACATTAGGAGCAGAAGGGAAATACGCTGTAATGGAAAACAGTGACCCATACGGGCAACCAATTATTACAAAAGACGGAATTTCCGTAGCAAAACAAATATTTTTTCCAGACAAATTTAATAACATTGGAGCTTTCTTGGCTAAACAAGTGGCTGTAAACACATTAGTTAAGAGTGGAGATTCTACAACAACCTCTTTAGTTTTAAGCAAGGCATTTTTGTTAGAGGCTAATGGGTATTTTAACAAAGCTGTTGAACGCGGGATGGACGCAGGATATAAAGAAGTTTTGGAACAAATTAAAGAATTAGCTACACCTGTTAACGACCAAACGCTTTCTAAAATTGCCTACATTTCCGCAAACAACGACCAAGAAATTGCTGACATTATTATGGAAGCTTATTCTAAAGTGGGAGTGGATGGACTTATTGAAGTGAAAGAAAACATTTCTTCTCCAAACACCACTCTAACAGTTAACTCAGGGATGATGGTGAGCAAAGGGTGGAAATCTCCCTGGTTTATTAATAATCAAAACAAAGCTACTTGGGAAGGGGAGGATGTTTTAGTGGTGAGTATGGAAGCCTATTCTGCCGACCAAGCCTTAGACAACTTTTTAACAGAGAACAGATTTAAAGAGGGGAATAAGTTATGTCCTATTTTGATTATTATGGAGCAGATTGCTGATGAAAACTTTGTACAAAAGTTGGAACAGTTGGCTCATAGGGGTGTAATCAACTGTTGTTTAGTACAAGCTCCTGAATTTGACCACAAACGTCGCGCATTGTTAGAAGATATTGCAATTTATACGGGCGGAGAAGTGTATGTGAAAGGAGAGAGTGAAGTTATTAAAGCTGGGGTTGCAAAACAAGTGATTGTAAGAGAAGATTCCACTTCCATTGTAATTGATAACATAGAAACAGAGGCTATTAAAAAACGCGTAAGTGAATTAAAGTCGCAACTTGAAACAGTTAAAGATAAGGAGTTTATTTCAAAACGTATTAAACTGTTCAATGGGGCTTCTTGTTTAATTAATGTCGGCGGATATACAGAGAGTGAATCTAAAGAGCGTTTTGATAGGGTGGATGATGCTATTCACGCTATTAGAAGTGCTAAGATGGAAGGATGGATTGCTGGGGGTGGCTCTACTTTAGCGTTTATTTCGGGCAGAATGAAAAAACAGTTTTTAAATAAAGACGAACAATACGGATACGATTTAGTAAAGAGAGTAGTTACAGCTCCGCTATTACAAATTGTAAAAAACGCAAATAGAAAACACACCACTTCATTCCTAAAACAAGGAAAAGACTACTTAACACCATCGAAAAAACGTTACGGCTACGGCTACAACGCAAAGACAGACGAAATTAGTAATTTGATTGAAGATGGAGTGATTGATAGTGCAAAATCTATTAGGGTGGCACTAGATAACGCAAAGTCAATGGCATCAAAACTATTAAATGTCGGGGTGGTAGTAACATACAATAATTAAAAAAGAAGGCAGGAAGTAAAATTTCTGCCTTTTTTGTTTTGTAGTATGAAAAATAGTTGTATCTTTGCAGAAGAAATATAGAAACTATGAAAATAAGATTAATAGAAATTGATACAAATGGAGATAAAGCTTATAAATTTACTCAAAATGTAGAGTT